CCGAGATAGTCAGGATAACGTAATATTTGACCGTATTCATTTATATATCCCATCATTTTGTAGTGTTTAATTGCTTCTTTACCAATCAATGCTTTCTTACCATTCCATATACTACATGGAGTTCCAGAATGTAGCATAGCAGACCAAACAGCTTTGCTACCAGCACAAAGAACAGAAATAGACGCAACTTTCAATCCAGCTTTGGCTAAAGAATTTGATAAGGCTCGTCTCTCACAATTCCAATCTGTAAATGTTGTACCTGTAGATATACCTACGACTGAAGTTTGCACAGCTCCAACGACTGGGAACGAACAGATCATCTGGCTATAGCTTTGAACTCCAGCAGATATCGCACTTGGTACTGGTTGATTTTTATAATTAACGGTACTGTCTGCTCCATATGCTTTCATAGATGACCAGATCAAAACAAACATCATTATCAATAAAAATACTATAAAACCTCTTCGCATGAGAAAGATACTCCGTATAAACTAATATGATTCGCACTCCATGTCAGCTCATTGTTTGTCATTCGCATAACGCATTTCGGACTTGCGTAAGTAACTGTTGCATTGTTTGCTAGTGCAGAAGATAAAGATGGCTCAATAGTTAATGTTGCAACACCACTTCCATTACTAGCCACGTCAGCAATAATCATATGCAGTTTACTGGTTGCTCCAGAATTAAACTGTACATAATCACCTTTTTTAAATAATTGAGATTCGGAAGCATCAGCTCCATCAATCGTTACGTCATATGCACCCACAGCAAAATCAGCGTTGACAGCTACAGTATTTGAGATTGTGCCTTGAACTGCCTTTGCGTCTGGGTCTCCCATTAAGAATGTTCCAAACTGTCCGTTTAATTGCATAAAAAAAGCTAACCATTCATTGGCTTGTGTTCTTTTCATGGGTGGTAAAGTAACGGTGCTGTACCATTTTGAGCCTGTAAATTTATGCACTTGGGTTGAATAAGTAAATGGACTTTGCGATTGTGCAACGGCTCTAGCAATACCCCATTCACTTCTTATGAAGTTTGGCGTTGTTGGCATAGTTAATGGAAAAGTAGGCTCTGCCATTTTTATGCTCCAAAGTCTTTAGCAAANGTTCCACCACGCAATCTTGCGTCTTGAACTGCTGATAATGTTGATTGTTGTATTGCTGGAAGTAANTTCATCACTTCGGCTCTAACNGTTTGTGATACACCTGTAGCAAAGTTTAGGTTTTGCTCGATAACTATTGGCTGTCCACCACTCATGTTAGGTAAATTATTATTATTAACAATATTTCCAGCAGATTTAGGTACAAACATTTCTGCTCCTCTCTCTCCTACCATATACGGCATATTAGGATTCACACTTCCACCACCAGCTAATCCAATTAAATCAAATCCTTTATTTATTAAATCACCTAAGATTTGTCCACCAATAGCCGACCCACCTGATGTTGTTTTTGCTGTATTAGTACCTCGCAACACATCACCTAAATTTTCCATAAATGGCTCTATTAATTTTATTTGAATTATAAGTTCTATTATTTGACTAATAATAGATTGAAATATATCTAACATTCCTTGTCTAAATGATTCACCCTTAATAAGTGCGTCTGCAAAAGTTTTTGAAATTGCTTTACCAGCATTATCAAAAACATCTGCTACACCATTCATAACTTGTTGATAATCAGTCATTTCGTCTTTAGTTTTTGAAAGTGCTACTTGTAACAATCCTTGCCCTTGTGCCATCATATTATTATCTTCAATTAGCTTTCTCATTGATTCTGATTGCTCTGCTATACGTTTTGCGTCTTCTTTACGTTTATCGTCTATTTCTTTTCTTTTTGGGTCAATGTCTGGATTTGCCATATAAAATGCGTCTTGCACAGCTTTTGGTCTACGCATAAATTGTTCAAGCATACCCTGACTTTCTCTAAATTGTTCGTTTTGTTTTTTTAGACTTTCCGTTACATCTTTAGCCACATTGTTTAAGTCTTTAAAGTATTCGATAATTGCAATTATACCAGCAGACGCACCAACACCAACTGTGATTGCTAACATAATAGGGTTAAGCAACATTACTAAATTTAATGCAATAAAACTATTTTTCAATCTTGCCAACATATTTATAACTGAAATACCAGCAAACGCTATAAAAAAGTTTTTAATACCTGAAATATTTTCAACTAAAAATCTAACTGTTTTTGCTAAATTTTCACCAACTGTTTTTCCTAGTTCTTTTATAGATTGATTATTTTTATTTAAAAATCCATCTAAATCTTTGAATTGTTTTTTTAATTCTGCAAAAAAAGATTCGCCTACAGCGATTTGAAATTGCATAAACTTGTCTTTAATCATTGAAACAGTACCTGTCAAAGTATTAGCAAGTTCATCTGTCATTTTTCCAAATTCACCACCCTCGCCAAATACTTCTTTAAACTTTGCTATAGTTTCTTCAACTGTAACTTCTGCTCCAGCTTTAAAACCTAATAAACTTCTTACCCCTCTTTCTCTAAATACATCTGCACTAGCAATACCACCAGAAAAAGACCTTTGTATTTGTTCGCCAGTTTGTCTAAAATCAAGACCTGTAACAGCAGCAACATTACCTGTAATTTTAAGTATTTCTGCTAATTCATCAGCGTCTTTTGATACTACTGCTAAATTGCCTGAAGCTTGTTGTATCTCTCCTAACGTAAAAGGAACTTTTCCAGCAAATTCTAACATTTTTTCAAATGCTTTTTCACCTTCTCGTGCTGACCCAAACAATGCTTCTAATCTAACTTTTAAATTCTCTATTTGAATACCAACATCAACAACGCCTTTAACAAATATAGCTCCAAAAGCAACTGCTAAAACTGCACCAACTTTTGTGGCTGTTGCTGTTACTTTAGCAAGACTGTTGGAAAATTTTGTAAGATTACCAGACATTTTGCTGGAAGAATTACTAACTACTTTATTAGCTTGAGCCATTCCTTTCTTTAGATTAGAAAGGTCTGCTTCAATTTTGACTACGAGTTTATCTAGTTCAGTTGCCATCAGTCGTCTGGGTTTAACTCCATTAGTTCATCTAATTCATCTTTGCTCATTGGTGTATCTTTCTTGCCACCATTAAACTCGGAAAATCCTTTTATTGCTAGAGTTATTTCAGTAATACTCATATCCCAAAATAATGCTGGGCTTATACCTATCATTCCTACACATACTTCAAGCCATCTTTGGTATGGTAGTTTGGCGTTTTTGTCTAATCCTCTACTGGGCTTTTTTTTTCATCTTCAGTATCGTCATCAACATTCAATGCCAAAGTAACTAATTCTCCAGCCATCTTAATAGCTTCTAACAATCCAATCTCTGATATTAAGACTTTAACTTCTTTGTCTTGTAGGTTATTCCCACCAGCCCTTAATGCCAAAGTTATAACTGATATCATTTCTGTCATAGTAATATCAGCTTGTGCTAACTTATTTCCTAGCTTTAGAATACTACAACCTAAAGCCTGTTCTATTCTGATAATCGTATCAAGGCTCATTCTAGCCTTGTACTCTTTATCGTTAAAGTGTAGTAGCTTTTCCGACCTTAACTTGTTTATGCTCATTGTCTTTCTCCATTGTTGTAATGATTATAGTCTCATTTCTATCTGCAACATTGACGGCAGTTTTGATTGTGTATGTCTGCTTATCAATTTTTACTGAATCTGTATCTTTAAAAGTTTTAAAATAAGGTGCTTCTATTTCAACGTGTGTATCATTGACGTTAACTTGAGCATCTAATTTTTTACTTCCTATCTCTATCGCTTTNAGTTCCCACATTATGGTCTCCCAATATCTATTGCTTGAATTGTTAGTGTACCACTAGCAGANGTTCTAATTGCAGATATAAAATATCCTGTTGGTACAGCAACAAAAGCTTCTTCGCCAATACCAATGTGCATATCATTTGCTGTTGCGTCTGTGCCTGAAGCTGCATTAATACTTATATGACAAGCAGTTGTCGGACATAATCTTACAACGCCACTTGGAATCGTTAATGCACTTGTTGTTCCTGAGCTGTCTGTATAAGCTAATGCTGTGTTATTAATTACTTGATAAATCATAGTTATCTCCTAATTATACTGTTGCTATTGTAACTGCACTTGCTGATTCAAAACTCATTGAATAAGTAACTTCACCATTGTAGCTACCAGAATATTCTATACTTGTTACTTGGAACGCACCTGTGAAGGTATTGTAACTAGGTACTAAGAACTGATAATTTAAGAAAGTTGTTGCACTAAAGTTTGTTAAAATTAATTGCTCACTCGCTGCATCTGTGAAAACACCAGAGCCACTTATACTAAATGACTTGATTCCAGCGTCAGCTAACAATGTTCTAACTCTTGCTGAATCTTTGTTAGTTACATCTATTGTTTCTGCATTTATTGAGATACTTGTATCTCTTAAACCAGCAACCGTTGTAAATGTTTCTGGGCTTCCAGCATTTCCAACTTTTACCAGTAAGGCACTACCCTTTTGAACTGCCATATCTATCTCCTAAAAAATTAATTATCA